TGCTGGTACAGTTATACCTACTGGTGGTCAAATTCCTTACGTCGTAGCGACTATCTTAGATAAAAATAATACACCGATACAAGTCATCCTGTGTAATCAAGACCAAGCCCAGGCGGTGTATACCGCTAACTACCCTAATCCGGCCCTGTGGGACAGCATGTTCCAGTCAGCTATGGTGGCTGCACTAGGGGCCTTTCTTGTACCTGCCCTGTCACTATCCCTCCCTCTTCTAGACCGTTGTGTCCAACAAGCAGAGGCTATAATAGCTAAGGCTAGGGCCGCTGATGGAAACGAAGGCGTAACGGTTATGGATCATCTTCCTGACTGGATGAGGGCCCGTTATGGTGCCCAAGGCTTCGGTTGGGGCTACGGTGGATTTAGTTCTTTCGGCGGATATTGCAACATAGCGTGGCCGGGTTACGGCGATTATGGAGCATTTTAATTGGCTTCTAGCATAACAAGTATCCAATCTGCGCTCTCTGCTGGTGAGTGGGCTCCTAGCCTTCTTGGTCGTGTTGATCTAAAGAACTATACTCACGCTACTAGTACTTGTAGGAATTTCTTTGCCAACTATAAAGGTGGAGTTACCTCTAGGGGTGGCTTGGCCTATGTAGGTACGTGTAAACAACCAGGAATTTCTGCCCCTCCGAGAGACATACCATTCCAGTTTTCCTTAGCTCAGGGTTATGTCCTTGAGTTTGGGGATCATTATATGAGAGTTAAATCTGATGGAGCATATGTCTTAGAATCTTCTAAGGTTGTTTCCTCTGTATCGTCTTCTGGAGTTTTTACTACTTCTGGGAGCCACGGGTATTCTGTAGGAGATTGGATTTATGATGAAGGTAACACTGGGTTTTCTGGTCTGACTTGGATAGTTCATTCTGTCCCTACTTCGAGTACCTTCACTGTAACTGATCTATTTGGAAATAATGTAACTTCTGCTACTGCTTCGGGATCTGGGACAGTTGCTCGTCTCTTTACTCTCTCGACACCGTATCTTGCTGTTGATCTGCCTTATCTAAAGTATACCCAATCTGCTGATGTCATGACCTTGACTTGTGTCAATACAAAAACACAGACAGAATATCCCCCCTATGACTTAGCAAGGCTTGGCAATACTAACTGGACTCTAACTCAACAGACTTTCTCTGCCAGCATTCAAGCCCCTCAGAATCTAGTAGGCAAAGTTTACTCTTCTACTACTGCCACTACTTATTATTCTTATGTTGTAACAGCTATAGATGCTGAAACAGGCGAGGAGAGCATAGCTTCTAATTCTACTACGGTATATAACAATGATATTTCGCTATATGCTGGTAGTAATTCTTTAACTTGGGACGCAGTCCCAGGGGCATCTAGTTATAATGTCTATGCAGCTATCCCTAGTTACAGTAATATTGTTCCTGCATCCTCCCTGTTTGGATTTATAGGAACTGCCTTAGGACCTAGCTTTACCGATACGAATATTACAGCAGATTTTACTATTGTTCCACCTGTTCATAATGATCCTTTTGCCAGAGGAGCTATATTAGATGTAGTACCCTTTACAGGTGGAGGTAATTATTCTCAACAAACTATAGGTTATACTGTTAATACAAGCACGGGTTCTGGTTTCGATGGAACTCCTATAGCTTCTAATGGGCAATTTGTAGGTTTTATCATAAAGAATAAGGGACATAGCTATTCCCCTTCTGATACTATAACTATTACAGATTCAGGGGGTGGTGTAGCCACGGGTTCTATCAGTTCTGCCGTAAATCCGTCGGATGGAGATAAGTGGACTTTTAATAAACAAGAAATTACTTTTCGTACCACGGCCCACGATCCTCTAGACGTTCACATCGAAGCTACCTTAGCTTTGACTATGCAAGCCTTGGCAAACTTCTTGAATGCCCAAACGAATATATCTCTCTCTGTCGCATATTATACCAGTACAGCCACTTCTGTAGTTGTAACTTACAAAACTCCCGGAGCAGCAGGAAATGCCTATACTCTTTCTGGTGGTACTCCTTCTGGTCCTAATCTTACAGGAGGTGGTACAGCTGGTTCTGGGGCGACTGCTAATCTCACTGTAGGTCCTGAAACAGGTACCTATCCTGGAGTCTGTGGATACTTCCAACAGCGTCGTGTCTATGCCGCATCCCTAAATCAACCTGATACATACTGGATGTCTCAGCCGGGTCTATTTAATAATATGGACTCATCTATCCCTGTCACAGATTCAGATGCTATCATAGGGACCCCCTGGGCCCAGCAGATCAACGGGATTCAGTCTCTTGTACCTATGCCTGGGGGATTAATTACACTGACTGGTAAGGGAGCTTGGCAAATCAACGGTGGTCAAAGTGCTGCTATTACACCTAGTAATCAGACAGCGGTAGCTCAAGCTTATAATGGTTGTACTGATACTGTACCTCCAATAACAATCAATGAAGATATCCTTTATGTGCAAAGTAAGGGATATATGGTACGTGATCTAGCTTATAACTTCTATATTAATATCTACACGGGTGCTGACTTAACAGTCCTTAGTAATCATCTATTTACAGATTATCAGATCGTACAATGGGCTTGGGCAGAAGAGCCTTATAAGCTTATTTGGCTTGTCCGTAATGACGGTAAGGTTCTTTGCTTGACTTATCTCAAAGAACAAGAAGTTTATGCCTGGACTAGGCACGACACTAATGGTCTATTCCAAGGCGTTTGTGTTGTAACAGAACCTCCTGTTGATGCGACTTATTTCATCGTGAAGAGGTATGTCCAAGGGGCTTGGAGATATTATTCAGAGAGGATGGATAATAGAATCTGGAGCAACGCCGAGGATACCTTCTGTGTCGATTCCGGTCTTGCTTATCCCCTGACCTATCCGGATGCTACTCTGACTGTATCTGCCTCGACAGGAACTGGAGTTACCTTTTCTGCGTCTTCTGGTGTGTTCTCATCAGGGAATGTCGGAGATGTCATAAGGGTCGGTGGGGGTAAGGCTACTGTCACGAGTTATACTAATTCTACGACTGTCGTCGGGGATATCACAGAAGACATAACTGATCTGGTTACAGACGACCCAGAAAGTATGCCTGTTCCTGCTGAGAGTGGGTCTTGGTCTATCAGCACTCCTACAACGATAGTTTCAGGATTGAATCATCTTGAAGGACTCGAAGTCGCAATCGTAGCCGATGGATCAGTCGTTCCTAATCAGACTGTCACAGACGGACAAATCACTCTGGACTATCCTGCAAGTGTCATAACGGTCGGCCTACCTTTTGTGTGTCAAGTCCAGACGATGTACATCGACGTCGATACCGGAAGAGGGACGGTACAAAACAAGAGAAAGAACATCTCATCCGTAGGTGTTCGTGTAGAAGGAACCAGAGGTCTGACTATAGGCGCTGACCAACCTGACTCGTCCTTCCTTCAGAACAATGCCTCTCCACCTTGGACTGATATGCAAGAACTTAAAGAGCGAACTCAATCTGTTTATCCAGGTAGAGCGATTCCTCTTTATACTGGAGATTACTATAAGAACATAACATCAGGCTGGGCAGTCCAAGGCCAGATAGCCCTACAACAGAGTTATCCGTTGCCTGCATCGATACTTAGCTTAGTAAGTTACTGGACGCCTGGTGATGACGGTTAGACTTAAAATCGTTCCTTCTGTCGTAGAACACATCCAGCCGTTGATTCTTAATTTGAGAGAAGAAGACAGATTAGAGATTTATCGTCTAGGTCTTGATCCGATTAAGGCTCTCTCTCTGTCTTATAAAGGGGCTGTATGGAAGAGGACTGCACTGATAGATGGAGAAGTCGCCGGAATGTGGGGTCTTTGTGGTACTCCTATGTCTATAACAGGACAAGGATATTTACTGACATCCAAGGCTGCGACTAAAATCTCTCCACTCTCTTTTTCTAGAATTTATTTAAATGAAGTCGAAACGATGAAGAAAATCTTCCCTTGCATAGAGAATTACGTCGATAGTTCCTACTCTGGTGCTGTCCGTCTTCTTCAGATAGCAGGATTTCAGAATAAAGGTACAGTAATGTTTAATAACTTTCCGTTCTATCGTTTCATCCTTGAAGGGGATATCTAATGGGTGTAGCCTCTTCAGTCTTTCAGGGAGTAGGTGGTGTAGTCTCTGCCGTAGGATCCATCTTCACCGGATCGGCTCAGCAATCTGCAGCTAATTATAACGCCCAGATTCAGTTAAAGAACGCCCAGCAGGCCAAGATCAATTCCCAGATAGCCGGACAGGCAGGCAATGCCCAAGTCGAAGCCCAGGGATTAAGAAATAGGGCTGGTATGGGTTCTCTGAAGGCCATGCAAGGGGCATCAGGAGTAGATGTAAACTCAGGTTCTTTCTCGGATGTTCAAGCAAGTCAAAGAGAGATCGGCCAGCTAGACGCACTGACTGTCAGAAGTAATGCCACTAGAGAAGCTTATGGATATGCTACCCAAGCTCAGAGTTACGCCGAGAAGGCGGCTCTTGAGAAAGCAGAAGGAGAGAATGCCAAGACAGCGAGTTATATAAATGCTGGTTCATCTCTATTGAATTCTGCAAGTAATGCTTCTGCATCTTGGCAAGAATGGCAAGATAAGGGTGGCCTAAGCACGTCAGATATAGGTATAGTTAGATCAACCCCGATGGTACGATTCTAATGGCTGGTCCTAGAACAAACGACCCATATAATCCCACTCCATCTGTAACTCCACAGGTAGGATCTCCGTTTAATTACGATACATCTCAGGCTTCTGGAAATAACTTCGGTGCTCAAGTTGGATCATCTATAGAGAAACTTGGTCAAGTTGGAGAAGCAGCAGCAAAGCGTCAGTTTGATGTCTCTTTACAGCACCAAGGAATGTTAAATGAGACCATGGCTACTAATGCTGAGACAGAAGCAGCTGCCCAGTATGGATCAATTAACGGTTCGTATCAAAGTATGCAGGGCCTAGAAGCTGTAGCTGCTCTCCCAAAATATATCGATAAGATCAAACAGGTTCGTCAAAGTCTTCGGGAAACCCTCCCTAATGCTGCTGCCCAAAGGGCTTTCGATCAGCTTGCCCTCCGTAGGGAAGGTTTCGCCCTAGAGAATGCTAATTCCCACGCAGCTACTCAGACTAAAGCGGCAGAGGTTAAATCCTCGAGTGCATCTTTGAATATGTCGGTAGATTCCCTGTCTGATCCGGATGTAGCTTTGAATTCAGCACAAGCAGATGATGCTCTAGCTAATGTAAGATTCCAAGTAGCCAGGGTTTTGCAGTCTCAAGGATACGGATTTGATTCCGGTTCTGGAATGAAGATGGATGGAAAAGGGAACCTCTCGTTCGATGAAGATACTCCTCAGGGTAAGCAAGCCAAGGCAGTAGCAGACCAGTACACACAAGATGCTATAGGTAAAGCCTGGGAGAATAGGATCAAGGCAGTAGCTTTCGATCCCAATAGAGGCAATGTCAAAACAGCAGTAGAGATGCTGGACCAGAATAAAGATCAGATGTCTCCTGCTACTTATGCGAAGTTATCTGCCTCTCTAGATGGTCCTTATAAGAATGTCCAGAGTAGAGACATAGCTAATCAAGCCCTTTATGAGACAGATCAGCAGTATAATGGACACTTCTCTGACACGTCATCTATCGTTCATCAAGGACCTAATGAAGAAGATGTTCAAAATACCATAAAGGAATTAGTTCCCGGAATAGTAATTACTTCTGGCCTTAGGACTCCAGAGCATAACCAAGAAGTCGGTGGGGTTCCTAACTCACAGCATCTTTCAGGTAAAGCCGTAGATATCGTCCTACCGAAGGGAACTTCTTTCTCTGAGTTCAAAGATCAACTCCTACAGTCCGGAGTAAAGCCGACTGAACTTATAAATGAAGGGGATCACATCCATGTTGCCTGGGGGCCTAAAGGTTCGACAGGTACGGGTCAGAATTATCTATCTCAGGCTGACTACTACAGGATGAACTACGATGACATCATCAAGAATGCGAGAGCAAAAGCAGAGGAACAACACCCGGATGATCCAGCCTTTGCGGATCAAGTCGAGGCACGGACTACTCAGAAGATCAATAACGTCATAAGGACTCAGGAACTTTCTGTTCGATCCGATCAGAATGTTATCTTATCTCAGATCAATAACTCTTCTGCTCCTATAACGTCAGTAGACCAACTACAGAATAATCCTGATCCTAAGATTCGTCAAGCTTGGAATAACGTCCAACTGAACTCCCCGTATGCCGCCTCGGCGATACAGAATAGACTATTGACGGCTAACTCTAAGGGACAGGCTTCAGGATACGGAACTGACTTCTCAAAGCATCTTTTTGATGCCTTATCAGGTAAAGTACAGAGTTATTCAGACTTCCTCCCATATGTTCGTGCAGATCATAATTCTCCTGTAACTAATACAGGACTTGGACAACTCCAGGATGCTCTGAAACTTCAAAGCACTCCGCAAGGGAGAAGCTTCGCTAAGTCAGAGATGGATTTCTTCCGAAGTGTCCAAAAGAATATGACGTCTGATATAACGGGGACTTCTCTTCCCGAATTGAACCACGGATTCGAGAAGACTGTCCAGACTGTACTCCCTAGAATTCAAGCCGGTATGGCTGCAGGTAAGTCAGCATCTGATCTATTCGATCCGAAGTCTCCTGATTTCGTCGGTAAGGATATTCAATACCCATCGGCGGCACAAATCACAGCGGCTATGAAGAATCATATGGTGAATCAAATCAAGTCTGATACTTTAGCAACTAAGGTTCCTACTCAAGGATTGAATTATCCTGATCTTGGCTCTCTTAAGAAAGCCGTCCAGAAAGACCCTTCTTTGCGTAAACAGGCAGAACAGTATGCCCTACAGAAGGGTTGGATCAGAGAAAATCCTCCACCTGTTCCGGCTCCGCAATAATGGCTGATCCTACTCTCCCTACTTCTGATGAAGCATTCGGTGCTAGTCTACCTACTGCAGATGAGGCTTTTGGTGCCCCTCAGACCTCATATAAACCACAACTTGATTTAGGGCCTATGTCAGGTCAGGTCGCGGATACGATCTTCAAGAACAATCCGATTTCTCGGGTGATGTCTGCGTACTCCCAAGCTGCCGTAAATGATTGGGGAGCAGGGTCTGCCAAGGTATCGAAAGAGACAGATTCGTGGATGAAAGATCATGGTGTTTACAACGACTACACTAAGGACGATCACAGTTTTATAAAAGGGTTGAATGAACAATTCTTCCGACCTTTGATCTATGGAGCTATAGCCGCAGGTAAATTAGCCTCTGCGGGTATGCAAGGGCTTTCTGCCGCTACGGAACAGACTGCTGAAGAGATCAATAAGGCTGGGTTGTCTTTACAGAATAATCCCAATGCCCCATCTTGGAGTGCTGATAAACTTCTCCTAGGTCCTGCATTACGGACAGGGGCGGAGATATTGTCAGGAATTAATCAAGGAGCCCTCCTCGAAATTCCTGGGATGTTTGCCCATATGTCTGTCTCAGGCCGGGCTACGGCTGCAGTCGGAGAGGGTGAGGCTGGATTCTTCAACACAAGAGAAGTCTCCCCCCAGAATTTACAGGCCCGAGAGAATGCCTCTCTTGATTCAGGCACCCCGGTTAAGGCTCCAGAACCCCCTAATTTCGACATCAACGACATCGCCAGGAAAGTAGCCCCGGACACTTGGGCCAGAATCGATGAACTCAAAGATCGCCAAGAGAATCTTAGACTATCTAAGGGCTATCTAGAGAGCCAACTCGGTCAGGGGTATAGAGAAGATTTAGCTACTCAAGAAAAACTTTCAGTAATTCCCCAAGAACTCCAGGCTTTAGATGAGCAACTCCGTGACTTGATCCCAGAACAAGTCCGATCAAGAGAATCTGTAACTGAGTTATTAAATAGTGATACTAAGGAAGGGTCTGCCTTCCGAGATTGGGTCCTTGCTGACCGTCTTCAGTCTGCCCTAGAATTAGACGGCCTTCAGAATGAGGCCAATGCTTCTACTGCCCATTCAGAGATTCTTGTCCCAGGGCCTCTAGAACGGGCCGAGAGCCTGAAGAAGCAAGAGGCAGCTACCCCAGTACCAGTTCAGAAAGAACGCCCTGTAGAGGCTCCTGAGGGCTCTCAGGATGTCTATATTCATCAAACTAAGAACCCTGATTTAGCTTTTGAAAATAAACCTACATTCTTTACGAAAAAGGGCGGAGAGAACTTCTATTCCGATCCCGACGGTAATCTACATAGTATAGAGGCTAATTTAGATTTAAAAAATCCTCTAGTAGAAAGTAATGCTACTCCCTCAGATTTAGCCAAAATTAAAGATGAACTTATTAAACTAGGGGTAGATAAAAATCAGGCTGAAACAACTATCAAAGAAATGGGAGAGGTTTTTACCCACTCTGGACAGTTTCTTGACCCTAGATTCCAACAAGCTCTTAAGAATTTAGGGTACGATTCTATAGTTGCAGATAAGACATTTAAAAATACTCATGTTGTGGCATTAGAACCTTCTACTCAAGTAAAGAAATTAAATGAACCTAAAAGAACTATTAGCCCTAGCCCAGCAGAACAAGGTCTTGCCGAAGCAACTGAAGGTCAACCTAGCTCCCCTATTAATCAGGTTGATAAAGAAGCTCCTGTCACGGGACAACCCGGCAGACTTCCCGAAGTAGAAGGAACGGGACCTGAGAGAACCAGCCAGCTATCTAAGAAGATAGAACAGGCGGCCATCGATAATGGATTGACAGATAGCTTTGGGACTCTTCCTCAAGCTAAGCAGTTAAATATGAAAGATCAGGCTAGAAGGACTGCCGAGTTTATCTCTGAAGATTACAACAGAGCAAAGAGAGTAGTCTTCTCAGGTACTGAAGAACTTCCATCTGATATCCATCCTACTAGTTTAATCATAGGGATGGAGAAATATGCCACTATGCTAGGAGATTCTGAGACTCTTCGTAGACTATCTACTGATGAAGGTATCGCCTCTCAAATCCGAGAAGCCGCAAGAAGTCAGAGAATCCTTCGAGAGCGAACAGGATATGAGGAAAACCCCGTAAGGCTTATGCAAGATATCCAAGAGACAAGAAAAGAAGTCCTGAAGAACGTGAAGGAAAGAATCGTCCGTGAGGCTGAAGTGGCCTCCGATACCTTTAAATCAGACTGGGAGTCATTCGTGAAATCCCTGGAATGTGACTACTGATGCCTCATACTTTTAATCCTCTGGGAAATGAGTCAAGGTAATGGCTAACTTCTGTATCCCGAAGGCTATTTCTGCCGAGTTCACTAAGGCGCTCAAGAACGGAACTATCGATCCGGATAAACTCCGTAAGTCTACATCAGAAGAAAGACGTAAAGCTTTCGAGCCGATCTTTGGTCCTGATATGGCCAAGGAAGTCAATGCTCTATTTGAGAGTAAGCTCTTACTTAAAGATCAACAGGCGGGATTGATCCGTTGGGCCAATCAGATCAGAGGTATCCCCGAGGAAACTCGTAAGAATATCGTCGATCAGATCAATGGTATTACTAGGATTCTCGATCCGGCAGATAAGAAGAAATTTCTATCTGATCTAGCCGAGAAGAAATTAGGCGCAGAAGTCTCTCCAGAAGAGGCTAAAGAACTCGTAGAACTAGCAACTAAGGCTACTGAGGCAAAGGCCGCCCTGGAGAGGGCAAGTAATCTATCTAATCAAGAACAGTTGGAGAGACAGGAAGCTTATGGTATAGCCAGACAGGCTCTGACAGAGAAGGTAAATCAACTGAAAGGCCAGGATAGATTTGATCCTTTCTCTTTAGATTCTTGGAAAGACCTAGGAGAGGGGATATACTCCTCTGCGGCAAGAAATCCCCTCCAAGCCGGATATCTCCGAGAGCTTATGAAAAGTGCAGCCCCTCTTGGTAATACAGCTTTAGATGCCGCTAATACAACCAGGACTGTTATGAGTTCTATCGATCTGTCTGCCCCCTTCGTCCAAGGTTGGGGTATGATGAGTACTAAGAATTTCTGGGAGGCTATGTGGCCTATGCTCAAATATTGGGCCAAAGAGGAAAACTTCCAGCAATTGAATGCCAGAATTATCGGTCATCCTTATTACGATCTGGCACTGGATGGAAAGCTTGGTATCACTTCTGTAGAACAACCAGGAAGTATCGGCGCCCGAGAAGACTATTTCCAATCCCATCTTATAGAACAGATAGTCGATAAAGTTTCAGGGATGACTAAGGAGAAACTTGGTGTCGGTGTCCCTAATCTATTTCGTGCGTCAGATCGGGCCTTTACGGGATTCATAAATAACGTCCGATTCTATCGGTTCGTCGATCTTGTTAATGCCGCTAGAATGGCAGGGGAAGATGTCTCTCTGGGTTCACAGACTGTAAAAGAACTGGCGAAGGTCGTTAATGACTTCACTGGAAGAGGTAGCCTCGGAAAATACGGAGAAAGGGCGGCCCCTATTCTTAATTCTATCTTTTTCTCCGCAAGAAAACAAGCTGCTACATTGAATATGTTATCTGGTGTCAATTTTATATCGGCTTCCCCTACAGCCAGAAAAGCCGCCCTGAGGCAACTCTTGGGGAGTCTTCTTGCAACTGGTACGGTTATTTATCTAGCTAAACTTTCCGGAGGGGATGTAAATCTTGATCCGATTTCCCAGAACTTCGCTCAAGTAAGACTTCCTGGTAGTGATACGTACAAAGATTACACCGGAACTAATGCCACTTGGGTCCGTCTCTTTGCTCGTCTGTATTCAAATAGTAAAATAAATTCAAGTGGAAAAGAAGTCCCATTCGGTACTGGATTTGGTATGAACACGAGAGCGGATGAGATTATCTCGTTTGTCCGAAATAAACTCGGGACTAATTCTGCCATCCTGGCTAATTATCTATGGGGCTCTGATCCAGTGGGAAGACCATTCATAAGTGTCCTGGATGAATTACAACATCAATTGATGCCGATGACGATGGGTTCATACATAGACTTGGCTAACTCTCCACATGAGACTACATTCTCAGAGTTGACTTCTATAGATGCCTTATTCGGTGTAGGTATGAGGCCGGTCCACTATTCTCCGGCAGTCTCTGGCGTGAATATCTGGGGTAATCAGGATTCTCTAGTCCACGACAAAGAAACGGAAACTCTTGATGGAGCAGCAGAAGAGGCGAGTTATCAGCCCTATCTACCCCCTAAGTATATAAATGGGATAAAATTATCTCATGAACAATATATGGAATATGTGATTCAATCTGGTCTTGTATCTAAACAACTACTGCTGCCTAAAATTCAATCAGACTCATGGGGAAAACTTACCCCAGAGCAGAAGAATCAAACATTTAAAGATTATATCGGCATAGCTAGACAGTCTGCATCTACGTACATGCAAGCCAAATATCCTGAGATATTAATGGAATCAATTAAAAAATCGATACAGGGAAATAAATAATGACCGTCTCTACGACTACTAGTACTATTACTTATATCGGAAACGGTGCGACTACGATCTTTTCATTTCCCTTCATAGGGGTCAATGCTTCAGACATCGAAGTTACTTATATAGATTCTTCTGGGACAGAAACAATTCTTAATCCGTCTCAGTACACTCTCATACTAAATCCTGCGCCTCTTGGTTCTCTCTGGGGTATAGGCGGATCAGTTACTTATCCAATTACTGGCTCTCCCGTGACCCCTATTAAAGTCGGAACCTCTCTTCTAATCACTAGAACTGTTCCTTATGAACAAACAGTATCGATAGCCAATCAGGGGGCATTCTATCCTCAGGCTGTAGAAAAAGGCCTTGATCTATTAGAATTACAGATTCAACAGCTAGAGACAGGATTGGGATACACACTCAGAACACCGCTATCTGATCCATACCCCCCTAAGGTCCTACCTAGCTACGATAAAAGAGCTAATGGATATCTTGCTTTCGACGCTAATGGGCAACCTATTATATCTTCTATATCCTCTGTAGCCCCTTCTCCGGGGAAGTTTGCTACTCCAAGAAGGATAGTCGTAGAGGGAACTACTACTGTGAATATCCTTCCATCAGACTCATTCAATGGTGTCTCAATCTATCAGTATAACTCTCCTGTTACTACAATTCAATTACCTGATGGATATGGCCCCTTCCCTGTCTTTGATGAATCTCTTAATGCTAGTACTTATCCTTTAAGGATTCTACCCCCTGCTGGTAAAACTATTTTAGGGCATACAGAATATTATCTGAATTTCTCTGGGCAATCTCTGACTTTTATGGATGACAACGTAATGATTCTGGTGCAATAATGTTAGACAGTTTATTTTCTTTTGTAATTAAGAGTGATTTCATTCGAGCCCAGATACTTTCTATGGTTCGTCATATAGTGACAGCTTTAGGCGCTGGTCTGGTAGCAAAGGGGATGATTGATAACAATATTCTTCAAGATGCCGCTGGTCTTGCTGTAGCTGTAGTAGGCTTCTGGATGGGGCATCAGGATGTCAACTCTGTGGACAAGAAGATAACTACGGCATTGAATACAGAACCCCCTCTAAAACTCTCTTCACAGAGTCCAGAAATGACTCCTGAGGAGGAAGTGGAAGAGACAAGAAAGCTGAATAACCAGATGAGGAATGGGTTGTAATGGCTCTCCATCTCGGACACACATATTATTCAACCCCAACACATCCTCACGTACATGTCTGGATGGGGGTTGACATGGCGGCCCTTGGCGTAGTAGGTGCTACTCTGATAGGTTGGCTTCCTAATATAGCAGCAGGACTGTCTTGTATTTATTTAAGTCTACAGATATTGATAGCCTTCAGAAACTACCGAAAAGATAAATCTTAATAAACTTCATTTAAAACAAGAAACCCTCAGAAGATTTCTCCTCTGAGGGTCTTTTTGTACCTAGTCGGACGACCTGATAAGAGTGCATCCTTATCAGATCAAAGCTACCGGCCCTTGAGCACTACGGAACCGGAAAAGCAGAATCCATTACTGGCCTGTGAAATCCTTAGATACAATTAGATAATCTCTCTTTTTACCTTTATGCACTGAACGTCAAGCCACTGGATATTCCAATCTGGATGCTGTCTGATTTCATCCTTAGCAACTAAGACTGAGAAGTTCTCACATTCAATTCTATTCTTAGTCGTCGTATGGCTGACTGTGACTGTCCCGTTTCCGAGAAAGAAAGTCATTAGCATTACATATATCATTCATTGTCTTCCTGGATCGCCTCTATCAACTGCCGGAAGGTGATCCTTCCGAGGTCATGCTCTCGACCTCTTTTATCGAGGACTACTCTCTGACGATATTTCTTGCTAGACAATTCTTTCCCTTCCTGAGAACGACGACGGACTTGGACTTTCTTCTTAAGTCTTCTGGAATGCTTACTACGGTCTTCTGGACTTGACATCAGTTCACCAAATCTACTACTTCACAGACACCGGCCGAGCAGGCTAACTCCTTAGTGCCCATAGTGCTGT